GATTTGTTTCTTAGTACCACACTGCTTATAGTGTAGTCAGTTATGCTGGCAGCTAAGTCTGCAACAATAGACTGTACCTGTCTGGATACAGAACTTAACTCAACGTCACCAATACGCGCTGTTGCAGCTACAAGACGAATACCATCCGGTGCTAAGAATAAAACATCACCACCAATTTCTTGGATGCTATATCCACTTAAACAACCCACGTTAGATGTAATCTGTGAAACAGCTACAGATGCTGCATCATTAATATTATCTAATCTATGTATTGTGTTTTGGCAAAAGATATATAAAGAATCACGGAAACTTTTTATACCTACAATTCTATCATCTATTGTTACCGAACCAGAACCAATACCAGTAAAATCTCTGTCATCATTTGTTTTACTGTAGTAAACAGTTGAAGGCGCATTTTCAGCATCTACAATACAAATATGTTTATTATGATTTTCAACATATTTACCAGCAGACAGGTGGCTTATTTCTTCGTAGATAAATAATCTACTTGCGCCTGTACCATCAATATGAAAATGAGCTACTTTATCTGAACCTGTTGCAATAGTTACTGAGCCGTATTCGCTATCTGAATGACCAGTAGGCGCACGCATAATTACAAACTGAGCTTGACCTTGGTTAGGTCTATCCAGTTCTGCTTGAGAATTTAGATTAGCTTCAGTAACTCCAGCATGACCTGTATCTCTGTTTATCTGCGTCCATGTTGTGCCGTCTTCGGTATAATATATACTTGTGTCTACACATACGATAAGACCGAGTGCATAAGGAAACACGCCATGAATTCGTGATGCACCTTCTGGTCTAGTTGTCCCATAGTTAGCGTAACCGTTTATACGCCTATATCCACCATCAGGGTCTACTTCAAAATTAATCAGCTGCGTAGCAAAGCCCGGCTGTTGAAGCATATCAAATTGGTTTAGGTTAGTGTTTAACCCGCCCTTACATGAAAGACCAAATGGTTGAGACATTAAATAAATACCACTCTATCGTCTTTGAAATATGATGGGGTAGGATCAAGAAGATTAGAACGCATGCTTCTTAGTCCTTTGTTATAGTCATCTAACGCAAATGCAGCAGCCTGTGGGTTATCCTTAAACTGCCAAATATAATATCTTGCTCTGGCTAATAATACAGGCTTGTATAAATCTGGAAACACTATTGTGTCTGAATATGCAGATAGCTCTGTTGGTAGATCCCAAGCATAAAACCAAATACGATAGGTTTGCTTAGGAATTGGGCTTAATCCAAACTTACGAGAGTCTGGACTACGAATAACAAAGCGGGGTTCTCCCCAAGCCTGTGTATCCGCATCGTCTGCATTTTCTGCGGTACGTCTAAAATCTTTCCACTCTTCTGTAGTTAAGAATTTTAAATTTCTTGAAACGTATGGAGCAGTTTCACCACTAACTCCAATTGTGGTTACATAAAAAGTATCCCAATCAATTGAGCCATAATCGGTTGTTACATCTGAACTGGCAGCTTTTAGTTCGTACCAGCGTATACCCGCAGTAGTTTCAGCATATACATTACCATACATTGGGTCTGTTGCACCGCTTTCCGCAGTAGCAAGAAAAGGCCACTTAGGTTCATAGTTAGCTATGTCTAAGTAGCCTCTGTTAATACAATCTTTAGCATGCTGCTGTATGCCCGTAGCTGAAGCAAAGTTAGCAGAAGTTAATGGGACTTCATTTAATTCACGCAAAAGTTCATTTGTGATAGTTAAAAATGTTGCTGCCATTATTTATCCTTTTTGAATATACGATCCCAGTTTTGTGCATACTGTTCACGCGACACCTGACTTTTGCGGGGTCTGCCCCTGTGTTTATTTCTAGCTTTTAAATTTATGCCTTTCTTTCTCATAAAAAATGGGGGCAGTTTCCCACCCCCACCTTCCTATCAACTATTAGTCAATAATGTAGTACGCACCGACCATTGCTTCGGGACGTAATACTTTTACACCGTGAACATGAAGACCACGAACGATATCACCGAAAGATGATGGATCGCGGATTACTTCAGTGTTAACGATAGTCTGTGCAGTAGCAGTAGCAGACATATGACCAGCAAGACAGATACCTGTGGCATTTGTCTGTGAAGGCATATTGTTAGTCTTGTACATGCTAAAGCCACGCAGCTTACCTTCAGCTACTAGACCATTCCTGATGGAACCCTGTCCACCATTGTAGTCTACTGACAGCAGTTTAGAATCTGTCTGAGACAGTTCTTCATAGAAGTCAGGAGAAGCTACAAAGTAACGACCTTCTTCAGGTACGCTCTGCTCGTCAAGAAGACGGGCCATACGTGCCATAAGATCCAAAGGATCGGTTTCACTAGCAACGCCAAGGTCTACTGCGCCAGCACCATCATAAACACCAGCACCAAGAGGAGTCGCAGAATCAGCACCAAGGATGTGATTCGGGGTAGCAGCGGAAAGGCCAGCAACCATTTTGGTAAACACATTTTCGTCAAATGCATCACGCAGTGAATAAGCAGCAGAAGAAGCTGCAACTTCACGCCAGTTTACATGAGACATGTTGCTTTCAATATCATCAACGATGAACTTGAAGGCGTTAGCTGTGTCAACGACCAGAGTAACTTCCTGATCTGTCAACTTGGTTGATGTTACATCCTGACCACGCTCGTACTGATAAACAGTAATAGTTGGTTCTTTGATGATTTTTACAGAATCTCCATAAGCGGAAATCTCACCAGCGTAGTCAGTGTTAGTGACTGCTTCAGCAACCGCTGCTTTTCGGAAGAAGTTAAGTACCTTCTTACTATAAACGGCAGGTAGAAAGAATGAATTGGCTTGACCACTTACGGAGTTACCAAAGTTAGCATTGGTATCTGTTGCTGGTTCAAAATACTGATCGGCCTGATTATAAGCCATGTTGAATTACCTCAAAATTAGACAAAATTATCCTTTGATTACCCTGCCTTCAGAGATAGCTTGATTAATTTCCTCTTCGTATTTATCAAACTGATCTACAGACATACGGGCAATCTCCCGTTCTGTCCAAACTTTTGCTTCTCTAGTGTCAACAGTCTTAGTCTTTGTAGAGACCATATCCGCTGCACTTGAAGTCGCAGGTCTGGACGGTTTAGAATTTTTAGACTGAGGGATACCGCTTTCAAGCTTATACAAGTCAATAGCACGGCTTGCTAAAGTAGCATTATCAGGATTGTTGTAAATCCAATTTTGTATTTCTTCAGGCTGATCCTTTGCCCATGTATGGAAACTTTCGTCCCCACGAATCTGGTCAAAGTCGGGATGGCGTGACATCAATTCCGCTTCAGCTTCTTTACGAGTAATATCAGCTTCACGTTTTTTAATGCTTACCAACTCCTGACGAATGTCTGCAATCTGCTGTTCGCTACGCATGTGCGCTACAGTTTCTACAGTCTCATACAAATCGGGATACTTTTCCTTAAACTGTTCCAGCTCTTCAACAGACTTAGGTGCTTGATACTCTGGGGCTGCTGCCCTAGCTTGAGCAAGAAGCTGTTCCTCTTTCTGTTTAAACTCTGAAACACGATTATCATAATGTTTCTTTAGATCGTCATACCTTTTCTTGTAATTTGTTTTACCGTCTTCCTTCGGGGCTTCAGCTTCTTTGCTGGAGGTGGCCTCTGGTTTTCTGGCGGTAAACAATGTATCAGCACTCACGAACTCTTTATCTGTTCCTTTGTGCCATGCCTTATTCATATTATAAGGATTTGCTTGTACTTCATCGTTATCCATAACTGCTTCAGTCATACTATTCTCCAAACGGGGCTTGTTGTCCACAAGGTAGCCATACCAATTGAGTCTCGTCAGACTAGTACGGGGCTTGGTACTACAAGGTAGCCGTATTAACGTACACTAGGCATCTGATTAGCATCAAGCATTTGCTTACGAATTTCTTCGTCAGTCAATGTACCTGTTGCAGGATCAGTGGGCCTAGTCATTAATCCACCGTCATAAGCCCGTTCTGCTTCATCCATCATTTTCTGAAGGTTTTCAGGGCCAATTTGATCGGTGGCTTTTTTGGTGATTACAAATTCACCCGCAGATAGTCTTGCAGGTATTGAATCTGACACACCATTTCCCGGGCCATTAACCATACCTGACCCGACAAACTCTGAGGCAGTCTCTACAACCTTGTCAAAGATTTGACTAAGCTGCGGATCTTGACCCAAAGCATTCATTAGGTAGTCTTTTTCCTCATCTTCCAATGATTCATCAACTACGAAATCTATATATTCTTGCATCATTTCTTCATCTGGAAGCTGTGATGCCATCGCCTCATCCATTTCTTCGGGCGGGATATTGGGGTAAGTATCAACAGGAACCTCTGCTTCAGAAGCCATATCTGCCATTTCGGGAGGGACTAGCATACTTCCTTCAGCATATTTTTTCATTTTACCGCCACCGTATTTTTTTTCTTTATTTTCCATAGCGTAATATACCCGTTCACCTTTTTCTGAACCGTATTCTTTCTTCATGGCTTTCATTTTATCTTTGTTAACAGGCATATCTATACTCTTAAAAAATAATTATAAAATAATTATAAGGAGAACAAGTACAACTACAGCAGCTACTCCAGCTGTACCTGCACCAAGTTTTAAATCTTCTATACTATTAATAATAGCTTTTACTTTAGCACCAAGCTGATTACATAGTTCAGTAGCTTTTGTTTTTAAAAATGTCATGTTCTATATTTCCTAGCTGTTGTAGCTGCTTTCTTTGGCTGCTTAGAGAACTGTTTACCCTTTTTAGTATCTTCTCTTTTCTTTTTTGTAGTAGCTGCATATTCGGCAGAAGACATAGCTTTAATAGCTTTTGCAGGTAAATATCTTTCACCTGTTGCCTTCGGCCCCTGAGTAGAAGGCTTACCACTTTTAGTAGTCCATTTTTGAGCAGTCCATTTTTTTAATGACTTCTGTGGTTTCTTTAACGCCATTGAGACCTAGCCTTTTCTTTTGCTTTCTTGGACAAATCACCGTAGTGAAATAAATTAACAGACTTACTGCTCATAG